GATCACAGTATCAAGCATTTTCTAATAAAACAGATCTAGGTTTACCAACTCAATACTGGGTTCAAAGATTTGTAGATAAAGTTACTATGACTTTATATTTAACACCAGGAAGTTCACAAGCAGGAGACTTTATAAATTTCTATTACACAAAAAGAATTGATGATGTAGGGGCTTACACTAATGCAACAGATGTACCTTACAGATTTGTACCCTGTATGATAATGGGTTTATCTTACTACTTAGCTTTAAAATATGCACCACAAAGAACACAAGAATTAAAATTATTATATGAAGATGAATTAAAAAGAGCTGAATCAGAAGATGGTTCTTCTAACTCAACTTACATATCACCTAAAATATACTTTCCAGGTATCGCCTAATGAGTAGTTTTTCGCAAGGTAGATATGCTTTAGCGATATCAGATAGATCTGGTCTTGCTTTTCCATACAATGAAATGGTTAGAGAATGGAATGGTGCGTTAGTGCACAACTCTGAGTATGAACCCAAACAACCACAGCTACAACCTAAACCAACTAATGCAGATCCACAAGCTTTACAAAGAGCAAGACCGGCAAGAACAGAATTTCCAACAGAAGATTTTTTACCAAACAATCCAATTACTACTACAGCTACAAATACAACTTTAAAAATAGATTTTCCAAATGGCGATCTACAAGTTAATGATTTTGTTAGACTTAGAAATGTAAAGTCACCGGTAGGAGGAGTTCCAATTGTTACAGGTGCTTCGGGTCCTGCACTAGAATTATCTACAACTTTAGATACAGCTGCTACACTTACTGATACAACAATTACCGTACAGACAGGAACACATTTTCCAACTACTGGTTTTCTTATGATTGAAAAAGTAAATGCAGTTACAGGTTTATTTGAAAATGAAACAATAGAATATACCGGAAGAACTGGAGAAAATTTTACAGGTTGTACTAGAGGAACAAGTGCACCCTACAGAGGTGCTGCACCACAACGTACAACAGCAGGAACTCATCCTGTAGGAGCAAAAGTTTTTGGTGCCTATAAAGTAGATTCTTTAAACACAACACAAATTTTAGGTACCGGTCAACCCCAATATACTACACAATTTGATGGTGTGAATGTTACATTAGCAAGTAATGCTACAAGCACAGAAACAGGGGGCGGTTTATTATGTACAATCGGACCCATTAATGATAGAGCTTAATTATGTCAGGAGTTTCAATTTACACATACACAACTTTAAAACAAGCAATCAAAGATTATACTGAGGTTGACGATTCTGTATTTACAACAACTATCTTAGATGGTTTTATAATGGCTGCTGAGTATAGAATTAATAATGAGTTACCCATGGATGCGGATAGATTTGTACAAGAAGGTACATTATCTACAGATAATAATACAATTAATGTACCAGCTGGTGCTTTGTTTATTAGAGGTATTGAAGTATTTAACTCAACAGCAAACACTACAGGTACTGGAACTTGGTTAGAAAAAAAAGATCAAACATATTTATCTGAATACACTGATAGATTAACTGGTCCTGAAGGTGATCTAACTGCACAAGATGTAACCGGTTTTCCAAAATATTATGCTATGTTTGGTGGTGCTACACTTAAAACAGACACTACATCTGGAGGACTATATATAGCTCCTACACCAGATGCAGCTTACAAATTCAGAGTATATTACAACAAAATGCCGGTAGGACTTGGTTCTGGTGGTGACGGTAATTCTACTACATACATAAGTAATTACTTTCCACAAGGATTGTTATATGCTTGTTTAGTAGAAGCATTTGGATTCTTAAAAGGTCCAATGGAGATGTTGACACTCTACGAGAATAAGTATAAAACATCAATACAACAGTTTGCAGGAATGCAAATTGGGAGAAGAAGAAGAGACGATTACACTGATGGAACTGTCAGAATACAAGTCAAATCACCTTCACCCTAAACTAGGAGAAAAAATTTATGACAATAGCATCAGCAGTTTGTAATAGCTTTAAACAACAAATTTTAGTTGGTACTCACGACTTTACTGCAACATCTGGGGACGATTTTAAATTAGCACTGTACACAAGTTCAGCATCTTTAGGTGCAGGCACTACAGCTTACGCATCAACAAACGAAATATCTAATACAGCAGGATCAGCTTATTCAGCTGGTGGAAAAACAATTGTTAGTGTTACCCCTGCCTTAGATGGTACGGTTGCAGTTTGTGATTTTGCAGATATTAGTTTTACTTCTGCTTCATTTACAGCAAACGGATGTTTAATTTATAATGATTCACAAGCAGACAAAGCAGTTTGTGTTGTTGCTTTTGGTGGTGACAAAACTGTATCAAGTGGAACTTTCACAATTCAATTTCCCGCAGCAGCAGCTTCAACAGCAATCGTTAGGATAGCATAAGGAGGTAGTTCCTTATGTCAATTGCCAAAACATTTACCGTAACGGTAGTTAGTACCGGTTCAGGAAATAAATATTTTATAGATGGTGTTCAACAAGACACAATAATGATAGGCGCAGGCCTTATTTATAAATTTGATCAATCGGATAGTTCTAATAATAGTCACCCTTTAAGATTTTCAAGCGACAGTGGAAATTCAACTCCTTATACAACTGGTGTAACTGCTTCAGGTACTCCTGGACAAGTTGGAGCTTACACTCAAATAGATGTTCAAAATGGTGCACCATCAACTTTATATTATTATTGTACTAATCACTCAGGAATGGGTGGACAAGCAAACACAGATGGTTGGGGACGTTCTTATTGGGGACAAGCAGATTATGGTGACACCAATATAATAACACAAGGTTGGGGAAGACTTGGTTGGGGATCACAAAGTTATGGAGATGCACCTACAATTACTCTTTCAGGACAACAAGCAACAACAGGGTTAGGTTCATTAACAGTAGAATTAAGACCTGGTTGGGGTACTTTAGATTGGGGCGAAAATGGTTGGGGTAGTGTAGAAGAAGGTATAGAAGTTTTAACAGGACAACAAGCAACTTCAGCCGTAGGTTCAATCACTCCAGCAGATGTAATAGGATTAACTGGTCAAGGTGCAACATCAAATGTGGGTGCTTTTACTTTTGTTATATCGCCAACAATTACACTAACTGGTCAAGTAGGTACATCTTCTGAAGGACAGTTAAATTTAAATAACGGTGCAGATCAGACTCAAGGGTTAGCAACTTTAGTTGCAACATCAGCCGTAGGTTCTATTACTCCTGCTGATGTAATGGGTTTAACAGGAATAGTTGCAACGTCAGGGGTTGGATCAATTACAACAAATGCAGAAGACTTAATAAATGTATCTGGTGTTCAAGCGACAAGTGCAGTAGGTTCAATTGTACCTGATGGAATGGCTTTAGGTATTACAGGTGTTCAAGCAACAAGTGCAGTAGGTACAATTTCTCCTTCAGATGTAATGGGATTAACTGGACAAGAAGCAGTGTCTAGTGTAGGAGACATTATTGTACTAGGATATCAAGACGTTAATATTGTCGGAAATACCAGTTATTCAGATGTTGACGTTGTAGGCGAAACATCGTATACAGATGTAACACACGTAGCTTAGGAGAACAAAATTATGGCATCAACATTTACAGACCTTGGCCTAGAACTAATGGCAACCGGCGAAAACGCTGGTACTTGGGGAACAAAAACAAACGCAAATTTAAGTTTAATTGAACAACTTACAGGTGGTGTTTTAGAAGTTTCTACTGCAGGTGGCGCAGGAACTACAACTTTAACTATTGCAGATGGTGCTTTAACAGGTACTGCTCAACAAAGAGTTATAGAATTAACAGGATCAATATCTGGAAACAGAATTATAGCTTTTCCTCTTCTTACAGAAAATTTTTACATAATTAAAAATGGTACATCAGGTGCATACACAGTACAATTAAAAGCAGTGTCTGGTTCAGGGGCAACTGTTACTTTTTCAGCAACTGACAAAGGATATAAACTTATTTATCTTGACGGTGTTGCAACAAACACTGGAGTTTATGAAGCGACTGTAGGGGCAACTGGAGACGTAACTCTTACTGGAACACAAACTCTTACAAACAAAACTTTAACTGCACCTAAAATTGGAACTTCTATTTTAGATACTAACGGAAATGAACTAGCTTTACTTACAGCTACAAGTTCAGCAGTAAACGAATTTACACTGGCAAATGCTGCAACTGGAGCAAATCCAACTATATCTGCAACAGGTGGAGATACAAATATTGGTATTACTCTAACTCCTAAAGGTACTGGAGAAATTACAATAGCTGCTGGAAATCTTAATTATGGTTCAACAGCCGTAACTGCAACAGGTGCTGAATTAAACTATTCTGACCTTGCAACACTTGGAACAAGTGCTGCTTCAAAAGTATTAACAGCTAACGCTAACAACTTAACAACAATATCTGGTGCTATATTAAATACACAAGACACTTTAACAGATCAAGCAACAATAGCTTGGGATGTAATTGCTAGCCCGGTTGCTTTTGTAACTCTAGGCGGAAACAGAACTATGGCGGCTCCTTCAGGAACAGGTGCAGCTG